CATCCCAGGTCCGCACCTCGGCGTTCCAGGGCATCCAGGGTTCGTCGTGCCAGCCCGCCGTGAAGCGCCGCACCCGCACCGCCCAGGGCTTGAGGTAGGGGTTGTTCGCGGCGAACAGGATCTTGCGTGCCACGATCGACAACACCCCGCGAAACGCCGGGATGGCCGCCCCCAGGCGGCTCATCAGGTAGTCGTTGCGGTCTTGCGTGGCACTGCCTGCGAGCACGTCGAGGTCGCCCACCACGCCGCCTTCGCGTTCGTCGCCGCCGAAGAGCGTGGGCCGATCGATGCGCAGGCGCCCCAGCCCATGGCCGCTCGCCAGCGGCGCGCGGCTCGCATCGCCCCAGGCGTTGCGGTCGCCGATCTGGATCTCCTGCACTGCATCCACCGGCCCCTGGCACAGCACCAGGTGCATCCCGATCCGGTAGCGGTAGCCGACGGTCTGCTTCTTGCGGCTACCGCCCATCAGCGCGGCTCCTCATGGCAGGCCTGCGCGACCTCGACCACGCGTGCGGCCATCGCATCCCCGGTGGCGAGCAAGCTCGAGGCGGGAAGCCCCCGGGCGAGGAAGGCCCGGAAGTCCAGGCCCTGGCGTGCGAACCAGGTGCGCGTGCCGTGCACGCAGAGCCCCGCGGCGCGCACGTGGGCGATGGTGACGAGGACGTCGGTGCTCATTTCTTACCGCCCTTCTTCTTGATCGGTTCGGCCTCCAGGTCGCCGTACCACACGACGTTGGCGCCGCGCAGCAGCACTGCGCCGAAGACGACCGGGATCGGCCGCCCCTCCTCGGCCGTGGGTGCGTCGAGGTCGGTGAGTTCGGCGGGTTTCGGGGTGGGCGGTTTGGGCGCGAGGGCGACGGAGACCAGCGCCGCCACGACGATGACGACCAGGTACCACATGGGAGGTCCTGCGGGTTTCAGAAGACGCCCGTCGAGAACGGGTTCTTCGACGGGATGAAGGGGAAGCCGCCGTAGTTGGCGAGGTTGTCAAAGCGCGCGGCGCAGGTGGACACGCTGTGATCGCAGCCGGCCACGAGGTCGACGGGCGTCTGCGGCGCAAGCCCCACCGGGTAGAGCAGTTCCACGCCTGCGGTCGATTCGCTCACGATCATGTGGCGCGCGCCTGCCGGCGTCTGCAACCAGCCGCCGGCGAGCATGCCGGCCACCTCGGGCGGCAGGCTCGCCAATTCCACCTGGCGGCCTTCGGAGCGGATCACTTCGGCGCTGGCCGAGATCGGCGTCGCCCCACACGCCGCCGAATACAGCACGTGCGAGCAGGCACGGCTGTACAGGCGCCGCAGACCAATGCGCTTCAAGCTCACCTGGGCGGACTCGCAGCGGATGCGGGCCGCGTCGTCGGCCACCTCCACCCCGAGCACGCGGCCCATCCAGCGCGTGCCGGAAAGCCACCAGGCATCGCCCCAGGCGTCACGTCGGGCGATACGCAGTCGCACCGCGGTCGCCTCGCCGATGAGGGTCGCCTGCAGCAGATGGCGCACGAGCGCGTGGTCGGGTGGCAGCGTCAATTCCAGCGCCGACTTGGCCGCCTCGGCGCCGAGCGCGAGCGCGCTGCGCTCGAGGGGGCAGCGCTCGTAGCGCTGGCCGCCGATCTCCACGTCGAACTCGTGCGGGGTGAGCCGAAAAGTGCCGCTCGTGCCCTCGAAGGCGTAGAGCTCGACCTCGAACAGGGGGCTCTCGCTCATGGTCAGGACGGGGTGTAGTTGAAATGGTCGTTGCCGCGCGGCTCGGGCAGCCGACGCAGGGTCAGGGGCATCTCGACCAGCTCGGGGGTGTGCCAGTGGAGCTCCACCGCGTCGTGGTCGAGCCGGCAGCGCGCAAGACGCAGGACGCGGCTGCCGGCCGGGACGGGGGCTTCCAGCCCGGAGCGCAGCACCAGCACGCTGCAGCCGTCGCTGTCGCTGTCGCGATGGCAGGTGGCGGTGAGCACATGCTGGCGCTGGCCGTCGGGATGCACGATCAGCGCGCCCGCCGGACGGTGCCAGAAGGCCGAGAGGTCCTCACCTGTGACGCGCAGGAAGCCGTCTTCTCCATCGGCCTCACGCGTCACGCGCAACACCGGCGCCAGACCATCGGGCAGCCAGCAGGCACCGAGCCGCCCCTGGGCGCGGTACAGCCGCGCGCGCCACCGTGTGATGTCTTCACGCCCGGCAGCCAGAAACCGACGTTGGAAGGTCGTCGTCGGCCACGGGTCGTCACGGCGGACCCAAGGGTCTGCGGGTGAGAGGTCCTGCCGGGTGACCACGCCCTGCGCCGTGACGCTGGGATCGTCGCGCCAGTTGCCGTCGGGCCAGACGGGCAGGCCGTCGAGCCAGCGATCGTCGAGCAGCCCTTCGTCCGGCAGCGGCTCGAAGGCGACCTGCGCGGTGACGCTGCCGGCAATGATGCCTGGCACCCACTGCGCGAACTCGGCCGGCTCCACCGCGAGGCCCTCGACCAGGGGCAAGACGGTCGCGCCCGCGGGAACCGCCCGTGCCAGCGGCTCGGTGAGCCACAGTCGATCCGGCTCCACGTCGGCGAGTTGCAGCACCTGCCAGCCGTCCGCGGCCATCAGCAGCGCGAAGCGACGATCCAACGGCCAGCCGTGCAGGCCGTCCTCCTCCAGGCGCAGCTTGGCTGCGGCCGGCGCAAAGTCCGCCTCATCCACCGGCGTCACCGGAAGCAGCCGGGCGCCCCTGTCCGCCGCCAAGGTCAGCCTCACCACGTGCTGCGGCAGCGGCCACCACGCGAGCCGGCCCAGATGGTCGGCCAGCCACTCGGCCACCAGCGCGTCGCTCGCGCGCCCGTGGCCCACGTGGTAGGTGAGGGATCGCCGCGGCACGCGCCGCAGCCCCTGCCTCGCCTCGTTGCCCGAGGCGAGCCGCACCACGCCGGTGGCCCATTGCAGGCGCTCGATGAGGGGCTCGGTCCAGTCGTGGCGAAAGGCGAAGACCCCGCGTGGAGCCTCGGGCCAGGGCGTCTCGCCGAAGGCCTCCATCGCGGTCGCGACCATCGCCGCCGCGGCGGTGTCGCGGCGCAGCACCTCGACGAGCAAGGCGGGGGCGTGCAGCGGCGGTGCGGGCTCGGCCAGCGTCTCGGCCCACAGCGTCGGCAGATGAGCGCCTGGCAGCGGCCGGGCCGAGGTCTCGGCCAGCGCCGTGGCGGCCAGCGCTCCGAAGGCCGCGCGCGAGATCGCCTCGGCCCGCTGTTCGACCACCTGCGTCATCGCAGCAGGTTGGGCGGCGGCCTCTGCCAGAGCCTCGGTCAACACCAGATCCGTCATGCCGACTCCAGCCCGAACTCGGCCGCGTTGAAGGCGCCTTCCGTCCACTGGACGTTGCCGTTCGGGTTGCGCTCGAACAACGCCGTGTGCCAGGCCAGTTGCTCTTGCAGATTGATGTCGGCGCTCACGGCGGTCTGCGCGCCGCTCGCCACGAGCCCACGCACGCGGCCGGTGCCCGCATCCGTCTTGCGCGCGAGCAGGGTCACCTGCACGCCGTGGATCGCCGGGGTGGTCATCACGGGCAGCGCCTCGACGTCGAACGTCTGGCGCAGGCCCGCCGTGGCCGCGCGCAGCACCGTCGTCTCATCGCCGTCGCTCACCGCAGCCCAAGCGGGCAGTCCCGCGGGCTCGACCGTCCATTGGTTCAGTGCCCCAGGCGCTTGCGGCTTCAGCGCATCCACCCGCACGTCGCCGAGGAAGGTGTTGTTGATCGTGCCCGAGGTGTCGGCGAGGTAGAGGTCGTCCACATCGACGGTGACCGGGCAGGGCTGACCCGGCACGCTGCCTGCGAAGGCGGTGAGCAGCGGCCCGCCGCCCTGGGTGGTGTTCTGCGCCGACAGGGTGATCGCGAGCACGCCGTTGAGGCGCACGTTCAACGTGCCGTTGCTCGTGCCCTGCACGACCTGCAGTTCGACGTAGTGCCACCCCCGCACGGCCGCCGTCGTGACCGAGGTCGAGATCAACTGGTCCCAGCCGCTCATCCCCGATCCCGTCCGCCGGTAGAGCTTGAGCCGGCCGTCCTCACCGATGCGCACGAGGTGGGCCACCTGCGCGGTGGTGTCGCGCACGCCGAGCAGCACCGGCTCCTCACCGGTGTTATCGAACGACGCCACGCGCAGTGCCGCGCCCACGATGAGGCTGGTGCGCCCGGCCTCCAGGTTCTTCACATACCCGCCGCCGGCGCCTGCGGGCAGGCGCAAGGCGTAGGACGAGGGTCGCCGGCCCTGGATGCGCGTGGCCTGAGGCGACAGGTACGCCGCCTTGCCGCGCGCGAGCCACGGGTCGCCGAAGAGGTCGAGTGCCTGCGGGTCGTAGTGGTCGAAGCCGTCGATGAACAGCAAGGCCATGGCTTACCCCTGGAGCGCCGCGCGCACCGCGCGCGCGTTGCGCCCGATGATGTTGAGGATCACCCGCTCGCCGGCGGGGGTCTGCAGGTGGTCGTGGGTGACGCCCGGGTCGATGGCGTTGACGATGCGCACGGCCTGGCTGACCGGCGGCGCGGCCGGCTGCACCTGGACCTGGGGCACGAGCCCCCCGGCGGCGAAGGCCAGACGCCGTCCGTCCCACACCGGAGGGGCGTGCAGGCCGTTGAGGGCATCGAGGAAGGCCACGCCGACACGCCGGACCGCCGCCGCACGCACCACGTATTCGCCGGCCGACAGCCGCGCCGGGATCGAATCCGAGGTCGCCGTGCCGGGACCCGTGACGAAGCCGCCGGCCGCGAACTTCTTGATCCCGCCCAGCAAGGCCATGACGGCGGCCACCATCGCCGCCATCGCGGCGATGGCCAGCGCGGGCCCGGCGATGGGGATGGAGGCCTGGGAGACCGCCGCGCCCGAGCCCGCCTCGGCGGCGTTGGCGCTGACCTTGGCCGCCGTCTCGGCCTGCTTGGTGGCCACCGACTGGGCGGCCGCCGCCTGCTCGATGGCGGCTTCCTGCTGGGTGAAGCCCAGCTTCATGGCGAGCATCCTCGCCTGCATCGCCACCCACTGCTGGAAGGGCTGGACGACCAGGTGCTGCAAGAAGGCGTCCGAGATCGAGCGGAAGATGTTGGAAAGCCCCTCGCGCAAGCCTTGCGCGCCGGTGACCATGCCTTGCAGGGCGTTGCCGAAGCTTTCGCCGATGCGGTTCCACATCGGCGCGAGCTCATCGACGACGAGCCGCGTGCGCTCCAGTTCGTTGCGCCAGGCTTGCACCCGAACGACGGCATCGGGTCCGATGGCCGCTGCCGCCTGCTGCATCGCGGGCAGCAGGCGCTGCATCTCGGCCGCAGATTGCTGCTGCAAGGCGACGATCTGCCGACGCGCCTGGGCTTCGGTGAGCAGCCCGGCCTGCTGCTGGATCTGGATCGCCTCCTGGGCATTGCGCAGCCGCTCGGTGACGAGCCGCCACTCCTGTTCCAGCCGGGCGAGGTTGGCCTGCGCGGCCTTGACGTCGATGAGCCGGTCGATCAGCGCCACGCCCGCGGCGTCGTTCTCGGCCGCCAGGCGCGCGCGCAGATCCCGGTAGCTGCGCTCGATCGCGGCACGCCGGTCTTGCGCCGTGTCGGTGCCGGTCAGTTGCGCGAGTTCCTCGCGCGCTTGGGCCAGCGCATCGGCCAGTTCCCGCTCGGCCTGGGCGGCGGCGCGGGCGTTGGCGACCTCGATGTCGGCGCGGCGGTCGTTGAGGACGATGAGGTCGGCCTCGAGCTTGGCGATCTCCGCTTTGGCGCGCAGTCGGTCCGATTCTGATGCGCGCGGGTTGGTCGCGACGGCTTGGCTAGCTGCGAGTGCCAGCCGGCGACGGGCGATCTCGGCGTCGAGTTCGCGCTGCTCCAGCGCGGTCTTGCGGCCGTGGTAGTCGCGCACCGACAGCAGCCGGTCTTCCAGTGCTTGATCGAGCGCGCGCTGTTGGCGCTCGAGGCCGTCTTTGAGCAGGGCGAACTCGGCGTCCATCTGCGCCTTGCGCAGGGCCGCCAGGGCGCTGGCGGCCTCGCGGGCCTGGCCCGGAGCCGTGAGCCGTTGCAGCAGCGCCGGGTCGGCCTGGATGCGCGGCGCCTGGACCTCGATGGGCTTGGGGTCGAACAGGCTGTCCCGGAACTCGGCCAACTCGTCCAGGCGCCGCACGAGGCTGCCCTTGAGTTCGGCGATGATGGCCTTGGCCCCGGCGGTGTTGCCTTGCAGGGCCTGCACGGCCGCGGCCACGCCGGCGCCGATCGCCTCGCCCAGGGCGACGAAGGCCTTGCCGACCGTGGCGGCCCCCAGCGCCAGGGTCTTGAGCACCAGCACCACGCCGTCCAGGATCGCGCGCAAGCTGCCACCCTGCTTGGCCGACTCGACCATCCCGCCGGCCATCTCGTTCAGGGCCGGCAGGAAGGCCTCGATCACCCGATTGGCCAGACTCGTCGCGGCAAGCCGCAGCTTGGCCAGCGAGTCGTTGAACACCTCGGCCTGCGCGGCGGTGTCGCCGCCGATCTGCACGCCGAGCGCTTCCATCTCGCCGGTCAGGGCCGCGATGCCTTCGCGTCCCTGGTTCAGGAAGGGGATGAGCTCCGCGCCGCTCTTGCCGAACAGCTGCACCGCCAGCGCCGACTTCTGCGCCCCGTCGGGCATGGCCTGGAGGCGGTCGGCCAGATCGAGCAGCACCGCATCGGTCGCGCGCAGCGTGCCGTCCTGGTTCTTGAACTCCACGCCCAGCGCTTTGAGGCGCCGGGCGGACTCCTCCGAGCCCGTGGCCGCCTCGAACATCGTGGTGGCGAGCTTCTTGAGCCCGGTCTCGAAGGTCTGTGCCGAGACACCGGACAGTTCCGCCGCCGGCACCAGGGTGGACAGAGCCTCCACCGTGATGCCCACGCGCTGCGAGAGCTTGTTGAGCGCATCGGCCGAGTCCAGCGCCGACTTGACCATCGCACCCAGCCCGGCAACGGACACCGCCACGCCCAGATTGGCGAGCATGCCGTTGACGCGCTTGGCCGCGTCGGCCAGGCCGCCCAGGCCGCGCTTGATCGAGTCGAAGGCCGCGCGCGTCTCGTCGACGGCGCGGATGAGGATTTGGGCGCGGTTGTTTGCCATCAGGCTTGGTCCAGTTCCCGTTGAATCGCCCGCGCGAGTGCCGGCAACGCCCGCTGCACCCCGGCGGCGAGATCCAAGCGCCGCTTCAGATCCACCCGACGCACCAGCACGGCGATCGGAATCTCCTGGCCGCGCTGCAGACGCTTGGTGCCGGAGCGCTGCCGCTCGGCGCGCTTGAAGCGGTTGAGTTGCGCGGCGTTCTCCCGGAGGTTCTCGGTCATCAGCAGCACGCGGCCGCCTCTCTCGACGAAGAAGGCATTGCCCGAGCGCATCAGGCCGTCGATCACGGCCTTGAAGCGCTTGGGGCCGATGCGGCCGGGCAGCAGCGGGATCAACAGATTGCCGCTCACCGTGCCGCCTTCGGCGTGGATGCCCAGCCACGGAATCCGGCTGCCCACCCACAGCGCAGGCAGTCGCTCGGACTTGCGATCGAACACCTTGACCTGCATCGACGCCACGAAGCTCGCGCGCCGCACCCGAAAGGCGCTGCGCATCGCCGAGCGCGCCGCCTCGCGCACCTCGCGCCCACCGGCGTGCATGCCGCGGGCGACGGCGGCGTGGATCGCCTGCCTGCGCTCGGCGCTCCAGGCCGAGAGCCGCCTCGGATCCAGCAGTCCGGAGGTGGTGAGCGTCAGACGCATAGATCAGCCCTCCAGCAGCTCGCGTTGCAGCCGTTCGATGGCCGCGCGCTCGCCCTGGGCCGCCACGGCGTGGACAGCGAGCCGCAGGGCCAGTTGCTGTCGCTCGATCCGTGCGTCTGCGTCCAGCAAGGCCCGCGCTTGCGCCAGCGTGTAGCGCATCACGTCATCGAGCCGGTGCCCGGCACGGATCAGGCGGGCGACGGCGCCGTCCCAGCCCGAATCTGGCCCAGGGTCGGGGCCAGCCGCTGCGCCGCGCCCTGGATCGCCGGTGCGAGCTGCCCCACAAAAAAATCCGCGTTCACCTCGAACACGGCTGCCGCCAAGGTGACGGCCTCATCGAGCGACAGATCGTTCACCCAGGATCGATCGCGCCGAGTGGTCAGGGCCAGCAGCTCCAGCACCGCCTCGCCGTGCCGCGCCAGAAGGTCGAACCAGTCCGGCTCGGCCGAGCGGTTGGCAGAGAGATCGGTAGAGAGATCAGCGGTCATGGGCCGCACCACAGCAAGGAGACGCGGCAGCTCCCCCAGCCGGATCGGCGTGAGCTCCACCGTGGTGCCGGCCACCGTGACCACTTTGGGCGCGGGCGGGAAGGTCTGGAAGTCGGTGCTCGTGTGGGTCATCGCCATCCCCTTACAAGAGCACCAGGTGGCCGAACTGGCCCAGATCGCCGCCGGCCGGCTTGGTGAGGTCGGCCAGCACCTGGCCGGAGAGTTCAAACTTCAGCAGTTCGTCGGTGATGATGGACAGCTCCTTGGCCGGGTTGATGGCCACGCGATAGAGGTCGATCACCACCTCGCGGTTGCCGTCGGCGGTGTTCAGCCCCTCGAAGCGGATCCAGCGCTCGGGCAGGGCCTGGGTGAACATCGCCGTGCGGCTGGCCGCCCCATAGGCATAGTCCACCGTGAAGGGCTCGGTGTAGGGGCCGCCGGTGCTGGCGTCCAGGATCAGCAGCGACCCGTGCTTGGCGTTGACGCTGTACTGACTAGCCGGCAGCGTCTTCGGGGTGGTCGGGTCCGAGTCCTGGACCTGCACCGCCGAGACGTTCTGGTGCGCGAGCGGATAAAGATGCCCGGGCGTGACCGGGTTGGGCAGCGCTTCGCCCGTGACCGTGCCCGGCGTGACCTGGGTGCTGTGGCCGTAGAGCGCCAGCGCCAGGTTGGCCGGGATGAGTTCCTCCAGCGCGCAGGCGAACTCGCCCTTCTTGGTCTTGATCAGTTGCAGGTCGGTCAGGCGCTGGCCGGACTGCGCCTCCTGGTGCTCGATGGTGTCCACCGACAGCGACACCTTGAGTTCCGGCACGTTGCCGACGAAGGTGAGTCCCGCCGGGTTACCCGCCGAGTCGCGCGCGCCGATGTAGACGCGCCCCTGTCCAGAGAAGTAGGCCATGGTCAGTCTCCTTGGGTGGCCGCCGTCGTGGAAGCGCCGGAGGCCGGCTCGCGGCGGGCGGGTTTGGCGTCGAGAACCGGGGTGGCCGCCTTGGCCACGCCCTGTGCGATCAGCCAGCGGGCGCTGATCTCATGGAGGTCGAGGCGCTCGCCCACGGCGAGGCGCTGTCCCGCGTGGGTGTGGGGTTTCAGCAATTCGATGTGCATGTAGGTCATCCTGTCTGGGTGAGGTCGATGGCGTGGGTGCGGTAGCGGATCTCGTAGCGCGCAGGCAGCAGCACGGCCCCGGCGTCGGCGCCCTCGGCCTCCCACTCGGCGTCGATCTCGCGCACGGCAAGCGCAAAGCCACCGAGGTTCGGGTCGGCCAAGAGCGCCGCGTGGGCTGCGACCAGCAGCTGGTCGGCCACCTCGAAGGCATCCGCGCCGCGCGCCAGCACCGCGAGCCGCACGACCAGCAGCCGGTCGACCAGGTGGTTGGCGCGGGCGGTGATGCTGTCGCCATCGACGAACAGCAACAGCGCCGGACTGGCCTCGCGGGTGAGCGGCACGGTGGGCTGGCGCAGCACCGGGATGGGCGCGATCGCTGTGCTCAAGCGCGTGACGATCGCCCGCAAGAGGCGCTCGCGGATGGAAGGCATGGCGCGGTCCTCAGAGCCGGGTGAGCCAGGCGCGGCACTCGGTGCCGTCGCCGATCGCCCGCACCTCGCGCACCTGGTAGCTGTGACCTGCCACCTCGACCGTATCGCCGACGGCCAGCGTCAGCCACGCGGCCGGGTAGTCGATCTGGTGGTCGCGCGAGATCGCCAGGCCGTCGAGCACCGTCTCGTCTGGGGCGCGGAAGGCGCAGGGCACGGTGATGCCGGCCACCGTGACGGGGGTCAAGAGCCCGGCGCGATCGGCGGCACGGTAGAGATCCTCGACGCGGACCATCGAAGCATCAGGTCTTGAACGTCACACCGTGAGCTTGACCAGCACGCCCGGGCGGTGACACATCGGCAGCGGGTTGCTCTGGGTGTGCAAATCGGTGCCCCGGTCGAACTTGCGCGGCTCCTGCTTCGCGTACAGCGGCTGGCCCAGCGTATTGACCGTCTCATTGAAGTCGGCCGGCGCGAAGTAGGTGGCGAAGGTGTCCACCGTCCCCAGCGGGAAGGCGTGCGCCTCGCCGGCCGCGATGAAGCGCCGCACCGTGCCGTCCGGGCTGCTGGCCTGGCCGCGGTACTCCTCGAAGGTGATGCCGGCGAAGGTGAAGCCTGCGCGTACGTCGTTGATGAGGATGGCGCCCTGCTGCCAGTTCGTGTAGGCCTCTTTGACCGACTTGTGGCTAGTGAGCGCTCGGAAGAACTCGGGCGAACACAGGACGTGTACGCCGGTCATGAACTCGCCCTTCAAGTGCTCCTCGATGTGGGCCAGCACCTCGTAGCAGTGGCCCTTGACGTCGCTGTTGGCATTGGCCAGGTCGAAGGCGATGGTGGCCTGACTGAGCTCGAACTCGTCGAACAGGTCGTAGATGGTGCTGCCGTCGGCGTCCAGGATCTGGCCCTTGAGCGCGCCCATGCGCAGGTGTTCGAGGGTGATGGCGTGCTTGTTGCGCATGGTCTCGAGATGGCGCGCGAGCACGCCGGAGATGGCCTCCATCTCGGTTTCCGAGCCGAAGGCGCGCAGACCCTGCACCTCCTCGGGCAGGACCACGTCGTCGTGCGGAATGTGCGGCACGACGAAGGAGCGCAGCTTGCGCTTGCCGCGTTCGCCCACCGTGCCGGGCGAGCCGGGCGGCCGGGTGGGCAGCAGGTTCAGGCGCCCGGCGTACTCCTCGATGACGACCTGGCGCGTGCGTACGGGCTTGGCCGGAAACAGGTTCAAGGCCTCTAGCCGCCCGTAGCGGTTGGGGATCAGGTTGATGGCGGCGGTCAGGCTGGCCATCGAGAAGCCGGGGGCATCGAAGGGATTGAGCATCGGGGTCTCCAGAAATGCGAAAGAGGAGCTTCGGCGCAGGCTCATGCCGGCGAAGCCGGTGTGAAGCCGCGTAGCGGCGGCCGAAGCCAAACCCGCCAGGCGGCGGGTTGCTCAAGGTTGGGTGAGGTGCGGAATCAGGCGCCGTCGCGCACCAGGATGCCGCGGGCTTCGAGCTGGGCGATGGCCGCTGCGCGCTGCGCGGCGGTCAGTCCTGCCGGCCAGACCAGAGCCTGGCGCGCGACGATGGCGTGGCGGGCGATCAGGATCGCGTCCTCGCGGTCGATCAGCGTCGCATCGACCGCGTTGCCCAGGACGCCTGCGGCCACTTCCGTGCCGTCGGTGGCGCTGGGATCGAGGGCCGCGAGCTTGCCCGTGGCCGTCATGCGCCCGACCACGGCGCCGAGCGGCAGGTTCTGCCCGGCGGCCACGGTCGCCTGCTCGCGCGAGTACAGGTTCGGCGCCTCGTACTTCAAGAGGTCGCCGAGGTTGGAGGCTTGGGTGAGCGTGGGCATGGCTTACTCCCGAGTGACGAGTTTCTTCACGGCGGCGACCACGGGCGAAGAGGCCGGATCGGCGCCAGGGGCGGCCCAGTGCTGCGGGACATGGGTCGAGCGCACGGCGGTATCCGTGCTGCGCTCAGCACGCGCTTCGATCAGGGCGCGGCGCACCTCGGCTTCGGTGCGGCCGGCGGCGATGAACTCGGCGGCGCGCTCGGGGCAGCCGGCGATCAGGCACAGCTCGGCAATCACTTTCGCGGACTGCGCCACTTCGCGGCGGGCCTCAGCGGCCAGCGCTGCGACGGTGTCCGGGCCGAGCGCCTCGGGGGTGTGCTCGAACGTGCTGTCGGGTGACGCATCGGCTGGGGTGTGGGTTGGTGGGGTGGTTGGGGGATGGGTGGGGATGTCGGTCATCGCGGGGGTTCCTCGCAAGGTGTTCGCCTTCCCGGTCGATCTCTGGCGCGGCGGGGAAGGCAAACGCCGCGGGGTGGCAAGCTGTCGGTCGAGTTCGGCGAGCACCGCAGGCAGCGTGGCCAGGCCATCGGCCAGGCCCGCGTCCATGGCCTGCGGGCCGAAGAAGAGCGCGGCCTCGGTCGCGCGCACCGCGTCCTCGGACAGGCCGCGCATCGCCGCCACGTGCGCGACGAAGAGGCCGTGGAGCCGGTCCACCTCGGCCTGCAGCGCCACGCGGGCGGCATCGTGTAGCGGCTCGTGCGGCGAGTAGTCGTTCTTGCGCTCGCCCGCGGTGATCGCGGTGTAGCGGTAGCCGTCTTGGGCGTCCTTGACCGACTGGTCGACGTGCAGCGCGATCACGCCGATCGAGCCCACGCCGCCGGTCTCGGTGACGTAGAGCCGCTCGGCGGCGCAGCCGATCGCGTAGGCCGCGGAGAAGGCGGCGTCGTTGGCCACGGCCCAGACGGGTTTGAGGCCGGCTGCCTCGCGCACGCGGCGGGCAAGCTCGAAGCAGCCGCCGGTCTCACCGCCGGGTGAGTCGATGTCGAGCACGATGCCGGCCACCAGAG